AATTTACTTAAAGTAAAAACATTTCATGATGCTGAATATGAAGTATTAGATGCTGAATTTGGTCCTATGGCTGTAGTTCGTGATGGTAAAGAAAAACAAGAAACAATGCTAGCACAAGTATGGATTAAACATAAAGGATGGTGGGTAAAAGTTGGTAGTAGTTTTAGTCAAGAACAAAGAATTAAATATACAAATGAGAATATCATAGGTAAAACAATTACTGTACAATACTTTGAAGAAACTAAAAACGATAAAGGGGGTATATCACTAAGATTTCCCACAGTTAAACACATTTATGAAAACGAAAGAGATTGTTAATATGAAAAATTATAATAGTAAAGAAAATAAATACACAGATATTAAAAGTCTTAATGTCTTAAAAAGAGCTAAATACTGTCAACGTTTATACAATAAAGGTTATTCTGTAAAAGACATTGCTGAAAAACATGATTTAAGTGAAAGTAGAATAAGACAATATTTAAAAAATTAATATGGCAAAAATCCCCAAAAAACCTAGCGGTAGAAAACGTTCACCATTTTATTGGTGGAGAAGATTTCGTACACATAAAACTAAACCATGGAATGCTAGTTTATTAGCTAAAATTAAAAATGGTGATTTTGAATATCCCCCTTACTTCCAGCAGGCGGATTGGGAATTACATTGGATGAAAGAAGATTTAGATGAATTTATAAAAAATTATAAAGGTCTTGATGATCCTAGACGTTTTAATGAATATAAAAATATTCGAATAAAAGCTTATAAACGATATAATTTATTATATAAGGATGGACATGAAACAGACAATAAACGTTTACAAGATTTAGTAGAGGGTTTTTGTAAAGAATTTAAAATAAGTAAAAGTGAAGTGTGGGAAATTATGGAAACATTTGGAGGAACAATAGAGGAGTTGTATATTGACGTAGCAAGTAAATTCGATTACAATAGATTAAGTAAAAAGAAAGCAATAGAAATATTTAAATTAAATAATATATGAGAATAGGTTACGCATGTATAAACATGACATTACAAGCAGCAGGAGGTATAACCACTAATCGTGGTATGCGTCAAAAAACATTTAATGAACGAGGTTTACCTTATGTATCTGAATTAGCGTTACAAAATGCTAAAGATTTAGTCAATATAATTAAATGGAATAATGAAATGGGGATTAAATTATTTAGAATGTCTAGTGATATTTTTCCTTGGATGTATTATTATCAGTTAGACGAATTACCTGATTATGAAGAAATTAGCGATTATTTATATATGGCAGGTGATGAAGCAAGTGGTAAACAACGTTTAACATTTCATCCTAGCCATTTTAATGCTTTAGGTTCACCTAATCCTGTTGTTGTAGATAAAACTATTAATGAGTTAAATAAACATAGTGAAATAATGAATATAATGGGTTTATCTAGAACACACTATAATAAAATTAATATACACATTGCAGGTGCCTATGGTGATAAACAAGCTACATTAGACAGATGGATTCATAATTACTATAAATTAAATTTTAGTACACAAGAACGTTTAACAGTAGAAAATGATGACAAAGCAAACATGTATTCAGTAAAAGAATTATATGAAGGTGTATATAAAAAATGTGGTGTACCAATTGTGTTTGATTATTTTCATCACAAGTTTTGTACAGGTGGTCTTACTGAAGAAGAAGCATTAAAATTAGCTGTTAGTACTTGGCCTAAAGATATTACACCTTGTACTCATTATAGTGAAAGTAGACGTAAAGAACATTTAGACGAATCAATTAGAGCACAAGCACACAGTGATTTAATTAAAGACACTATACAAACATATGGTTTAGACATTGATGTAGTGGTAGAAGCAAAACATAAAGAACTAGCAGTATTAAATTATAAAAATTAAGTTATGAGTAAATTTACAAGTGGATATAATAAAGGTTTTCGAATGACATTTAAAAATGGATTTGCAATCTCAGTTCAGTGGGGTGTGGGTAATTACTGTGAAAGAAAAGATGATGGTGATTTTGATGAATCAACTAAACAGGATTTCTGGAACTCAAATTCAGCTGAAATAGCTGTATTTGGTAAAGACGGAGAATTTATTAATATTAGTGGTTATGAACTTGAAAAAGAAGATGGTACAGTAGAAAAAGTTAATGATGTAGTATCAGGTTGGTTATCAACAGACACAGTAGCTAAATGTATTACACTAGTGCAATCAGCTACAACTAAAGAAGAAATAAAAACAAAAATAAAAGCGCTTAATTTATGAAAGAATATAAACAAATAATAGAAGGTTACTATGAAAATAAAGAAGTTAAGGGTATAGACATACTTAATAATAAACCTTTAACTAAAGATTATTTTAAGACTAGGCCTGACATGAAACAAAGAGTAGAAAAAGCAATAAACACTAAAACTTATTTGGCTGCCTACCAAAGGGGTACTAGATTAGGTTATAAGTGGATTACTAAAAACGAAAAAGAACAATTTATGGGTACTGAATCACCAATTAAAGGGGCAAATGTAAAAATACAATCATATAAAGACATAAAAGTACCAAACGATTTTTTTATGAATGGTATAAAATGGATGTTTTTATTACGTAATATAGTTAAAGGCAAAAACATCATGATGACGGGACCTTCGGGTTGTGGTAAAACAGATGCTACTTTTAAAGCAGCTAAAGCATTAGGTAAAGAAGTTATATATTTTAATTTAGGTGCAACCCAAGATCCCAGAAGTACTTTAATAGGAAACACACATTATAATAAAGATTCTGGTACATATTTTAGTGAATCACTTTTTGTACGCGCTATACAAAAGGAAAATGCGGTTATTCTTTTAGATGAATTGAGTAGAGCGCATCCTGAAGCATGGAATATTCTAATGACTGTCTTAGATCCTATTCAACGTTATCTACGTTTAGATGAAAAAGACGATTCACCAACAATTAAGGTAGCAAAAGGAGTTTCGTTTATAGCAACAGCAAATATAGGAATAGAATACACAGCTACTAGAGTAATTGATAGAGCTATCTTAGATCGTTTTTCATTATTTGAAATGGACGTTTTGGGGGAAGCAGATGAATATACTTTACTTAAAGGTAAATTCCCATCTATTAATGATAAACTATTATCTAACTTATGTACAATAGTAAGTCATATAAGGAAAGAAATAAATTCAGACTCACCTAGATTATCAACAATGGTATCTACTAGAAACACAATTGAACTAGCAGAATTATTAGTTGATGGTTTTACATTAGAAGAAGCAGCACAGTTACTTATTTACCCTTTATTCCCTAATGATGGAAATGATAGTGAAAGAGTATTTGTTAAACAATTAATTCAAAAATATGTTGGTAAACGTAGTAGTAAAGATTTATTTGATATTAGTGAGTTAGAATAGATCAAATAATATTTATGGATAAAATAGGAGATCTTATGGGAAAGTGGCATAGACATAGAGAAATGGAAATATATTTAACTACATATGATGGTGCACAACACCTTCGTTTACATGGTTGGTTAAAAAGAAATGATACTTTAATCAAAACAGAAACTATAACTAACAAAGAAAACCATTTTGGTAATTTTATAGTTTTTATTACTGAAAATACTTTAGATAAATTAAAAGAACAAAATTTAGAAAAAGGTTTATTTGTAGATTTAGAAGTTATGTCTACAGAAAGTGATAGATGGAATTTATATCAAGATATAAACCAAAAAAACGAAAGCGAAGATATGTTTGAAAAAATTCAAGATTTTTTATTTAGCTTTCAAATTAGAGACAAAAAAGACATTGATAAATTTTTAACACAAGCAAATGAAACATCATTAGCTTTATTTAAGAAAAATGATGAATTTGTTCAAGATTATATTGAAACAAAAGAACTATCTGAATCTGAAAAAATAAGAGATTTAGACTTAATGATTGATAATTTTGTAGAACAAGAACGCTACGAAGATTGTTCTTTTTTAGTTAAAATTAAAAAAAGAATAGAAAAGTATTATATAGAAATACACACAAATAATTTATTAAAAAACTTAAAAAAATAAATATGACACCAACAGAATTTACACTATGGCTACAGGGTTATTTAGAAGCCCTTGAAGCAGAAGGTATTGAAAAAATTAAAATCAAAAACATTAAAGAAAAAATGAATGAAATTAAAAATCGTTCAAATCAAGAACGAGTAGTATTTGGTCCTAATGTTAACCCACAACAACAAGGTTATGTTCCGCAATCAGCATCTAGGAAATAGTTTCGAAAAGGTAATTAAAGTAATTCAAAGTTGTCAAAATAAAGAACAACTAGAAGGCGCTTTTAGAATGGTAAAAAACTTTAAAATGTTATTTGAAAAAGTTGGATATATGAAATTTCTTAATTACAAATTAAATAAAGAATTAAAATTAAAAAATAAAAATTTATAAAATAATAATATGTGGGTAGTAGGAATTATATTAGGGATAACAGCAATAGGTTTATTTTTTTGGTTAAAAAAAGAACAACAAACAAATTTTGATTTACATGAAGGTGATATAGAAGCAACAAAACATGCTTACAATGCCTTAATGAATGATTTCAATAATTATCAAGTTACAACAGACAGAAAAATAGTTGAATTAAAAAAACAACTAGAAATTAAAAGCAAAAGTCAAGATAAAAAGATGGAAAAACATCTTAAAGAACTACCTTCAATAATTGGAAGAGTAGTTGGTCAAATAGAATTTGCACAAGATATAATAAATAGAAATAAATAAAAATGAATAATATGAAAATGATGAGTTTATACGATTATTTAGGACGTGCTGCTGGTCCTGAATTGGGTCAACAAGTAGCAGCAGCTGCAACACAAGCAGGAGTTAAAGGTGAAACAAGACAAGTTAGTAACGCTAAATACAGTGGTCCTATTATGTTATATCCAAAAGCATTTTTAGACTTATATTTTAAGGGGGGATTAAATGAAAGTGTTAGTGGAAAACAAATGTTATTCGGATAATGGATGTAGCAATATTAATAACTATATTTGTAGTGGGATTTGCTATGGGTATGTATGTAACAACTCAAATAGGAGATTGGATTAATAAACAAATAAATAAAAAATAACATGATTAATTCAGGAAGAGAATGGGATTGGATGGATAAAAACAAAACCAATGGCTAAAATAAAACTAACAGATAAAGTAATTGGTGGTATTTATAAATACGACCGAGAAGATAATAATGAAACTGCCTATATAGGTAGTGCTAAATTAACTCCTTCTAGAACTAAAGAAAATATTTTTGAAAAAGCAGATGAATATCACAGAAAAGGAGAAACTTATAATAATAAGTTTAAGTATTCTTTTACTGTATTTAGAACTAATTTAAGAAGACCATTAGGAGAAGTACTAAAAATGAAAGTAATAGTTGAACCTAAAGAAATGACTTTAGAAGAATTATTAACATTAGAAGGTAATTTAATTCAAGAGGGTATAGAAAAAGGACAATGTTATTTAAATCATGACCCTGATCCATTAAAAACATGGAAAAAATATAACACATAACATGGCTAAAATAGAAAAATACGTAAAACAAGTAGACTACTTATGGTATCATGCTGACATTACAGATGAACAACTAACAGAATGGAAAAGATATTTAAATGATGAAATCGAAGAACCAGATTGGGTACATGATTTAGATTTTGATTTAGTTAGAGATAAGTGTGGCAACGATGATTATGAATTAGAATTAATAGAAGAATAATGAAATTAAAACACAATAGACGTAGAGCAATTAATTGTAGTTTGCAAAGAAAAAGTAGATCTAATCCAGGTTATTTTAAGTACAATGTAACTATTAGCGAAAAAGATGGAACAACCCATACAGAACCCTGTTATGGTAAAGACATGCAAGATGCTTTATCTAGATTAATTAACACAGAAAGAACAATTAAGATAGAAAAGAAAATGGAAAGAAATCCACTTATTTTTTTCATTACTTGGTTATTAATTATGGTTGGGCCTGTCATATTGATTGATGCTTATAACACACCATGGTTTATATTATATATGTTTGGTAGTTTTACTGCATTATTTTTAATTATAGGATGGTGGCAAAATTATTTAGAAAAAGGAAAGTAACATGACAAAATTATATTTAGAAGAAGAAATTGAAATAGATAATAAAAAATATTATTGGACACAAACAACAACTTATGGAGACAGTTACGAAATTATTTACACACTTACAAAATAAATGTATTCCAAAAGTAAAATTTTGGGTACAACAATGGGTTAAAGATCATATAGTTGATGAATGTCCTGAAGAGGATTCAGACTTGTTTTGATATGTATTATCATGACAACGGATGAAATACAACAAATAATAGATTATGCTTACCCTAAAATACAAGTATATTATGGTAAGGGAGAATCGTCTATACCCCCTATTGAATTGCATAGAGATATTTATGCTAGATTAAGTGGTGAAGAAGAAATGGAAGGTGAAGCTAGTGAAACTAGTAAAGCAGAATATGATGAAGAAACTAATGTGATTTATGTTTACTACCCTAATGTAGAGAATGAAGAAGATTTATTACGTTCATTAGTACATGAATATACTCACTATAAACAAGATCATAGTTTATTTCAAAAATATAGAGACATGTATGACTATGATGATCCTGAAAATAAAATAGAAGCAGAAGCTAGAAAAGCAGAAGAAGATTGGTATTTATTTTCTCAAAGATAAGAAAAGGCGCTTAAAAGCGCCTTCTCCATCGTAAATAATTAGTAAAAACCACTAAACTAATCAACCATTTCAAAATTATAATCAACACAACCTCCTCTATGTAGTGAAAAGTAAATCTTATCACCTACACTACCACGTCTATTTTTACTAAATTCAATATAACGTTCTGCATCTGCACCCCTACCATCAAATCGTAGTGCTGCCATTGCTGTTGTCATGTGTTTAATTCTATTACTACCAGCAAATTCACCTTGCTTAGTCATTTGTTGAATACAAATAAATGCTGTGTTTTTATTTGCTTGGTTTTCTGCCTTATTATTTTTTTCTAACAACTCTAATAACCAAGATTCAACTTTATTTCTAGCCCAACCCATCTGATCTTTTACCATTGAAGTAACTTCAGCCCAACTATCTATTAGTACAATATCATAACCTTGA